GTGTTGGTCCAGACGTGACCTCTATTTTTGTGCGAAAATCGAAAAACCTTCACTTGTGAAACGAAAGGACTTAACGCAAGAGAGCATTGCTGCAACTTTTGGAATTTCTCAACAAGCAGTTTCTGAGCTGGTGGCTAAAGGGTTGCCAATGACGACACCGCGAGAAGCAAAAGCGTGGTATGCTGCTTTCAAACGATCTGAAGGCTCAGATATTAAAGAAGTTCGCAAACAGAAGCTTCAACGGGAAATTGAAATGCTCGATTTGAAAATCAAGCACGAGAAAGGTCAACTCGTGCTGGCGTCTCAAGTGGTTGAAGAAAGCCAGATGATTGCCGCCATTTTATCGAGCGAAGGGCAAGCCATGATTAGCGACCTGCGCGGGCAGCTTGCTGGGCTAGACGAAATAACGATTGGCGAAAGGATTACGGCACGATGGACGCAACTGTTACAACGGACGCAGCAACGACTCGGCCTAGGCTAGCGGGATTTGCTTGCGGCATTCACCTGCCGTTTCAAGGCGACCCGCTGGATTGGCTAGAGGAGCACGTGCAGTTCCCGCACAGCGCACGTAGTACGCGCTTCACTCGGCAGCAAGGCCCGTGGTGGAATGACGTTATTGCGCAGTTCTCCAATCCGCGCACTCGGCAAATTTACGTTCGAGCGTGCACGGGCGCAGGCAAGTCCACACTGCTTGAGGCGCTCTCAACTTTGATTGTCGCACACGATCCGGGACCAAGTTTGTTTGTTACCCAGACCGACCAGACCGCCGTGGACTGGATGGAGCAGCGATTGCTTCCAGTCCTGCACGCCTGCAAGCCAGTGGCGGCGCTGATGCCGAGCAACCGATTCAAAATCAGGAAGGATGCTATCATTTTTCCTCACCTTGCTTTGATGGCGGGCGGGGCCAATGTCAGCAACGCCCAAGAAAAGTCCGTTAAGCACCTGTTTCTGGACGAGGCGTGGACGTACTCCAGCTTGATTGGCCAGTTTAAGGCACGCCACCACGACCGATTCGACCGCAAGACCGTCATCGTCAGCCAGGCGCACGAGGAGCCGCATCAGCTCGATGACGAATGGGACGCCGGAAAGCGGCACTATTGGGCGTTTGACTGCTCAGCGTGCGGGCAGTTGGTTAAGCCGGATTGGACAAACTACAAATACGACGAGGTAAAAAACGAACACGGGGAGTGGCAATGGGGAGCGTTGTCCGCGTCGGTGCGTCACGTCTGCCCGCACTGCGAGCACGTTACCGCTGACACGACGCAGGCACGCCGCGCACTAGCTGACCGCTCACGCTGGGTTGCCGAGGATGGCGACGCAATGGACGGGCACGTATCGTACTGGCTACCCGCGCAGTGCGTGTGGTGGATCAAATGGGCGGATCTTGTTATTAGCTGGGTCCGCGCAAACGACGCCAAGCACCTTGGGCTTTTGGAACCGCTGAAAGACTTCAAGATGAAGAAGCTGGCGCAACCGTGGCCAAAGGAACTGGAACTGCCCGCGGTGGAAATGGAAGCGGCTGATTACAACGCTGCCGACATGGAGGACGGGCGAGCCATCACGGACGAGATGATTAGGCTGATGACCATCGACGTTCAGCAGGACCACTATTGGGCTGTGATCAGAGCTTGGACAAATTCTGGGACATCTCGGCTGCTTTATTGCGGGCGCGTCCTTACGTTAGATAAACTGAGAGAGATTCAAACGCGCTATAAAGTCGCGGACAAAAAAACGTGCATGGACGCTGGCAACTCGTTCCACGGCGTTGTGTATGACCGCTGCGCACAGTACGGTTGGACGGCGCTCATTGGACGTGGAGAAGATTGGTTCTCGGCAAAAAACAAACAAGGCCGGACGGTGCGACGGTTGTTTTCCAAGCCGGATTACGTCCCGGCGCCAACGACTAAGAGCAAACAAACGGGCCGCGCGGCAATGGTGCTTTTTTTTCATTGGGCGTCTGACCCGGTTAAGGATGTCCTGGCTCGGCTCCGCACAATCGGCTCGCCAACGTGGGAGTTTCCGCACGACGTACCACGTGAATATTTGCTGCATCTCAACAGCGAGCGAAAGCGGGACGTCGTCGATAAAATAACCAAACGCACGCGCAAGAGATGGACGAAAACGCATCGACCAAATCACCTTTGGGACTGCGAGGCAATGCAAGTTGTCGTGGCGATGATGCTGGGCGCTCTGCCGGACCTTAGCGAAGATGTGGTTGACGAACCGCAGGCAACCGAGTAGTCTCTGGGCTGGGTTGTTTTTGTTTGGGGGCGCGGGAGGTCATTGGCCCGCGCCCCTTTTGCTTTACGCTGGGCTTATTATTGTGACGGCTGTTTTTCGCATCATTCTCAAAGTCTTTCTCTCCCGGTCTACCGAGGAGCTTTACGAGTTGCGGGATGGGCGCTTTGATTTAAGCGTTGGCGGGCAAGGCGTTCTAATTGGCTCCACGGTCAACGGCTCTTCGTTTACGTTTGGGATTGGGACGATACTGAGCGCACTCGATATCCAGATGTACGCGCAGACCGCCATCGAACACAAGGAGCGCGGGATCTGCGCACCTGTAACGCGGACAACCGCCCGATTTGTATGAGTTTCCTACAACAACTCAAAACACTTTTCAAACCGACCGCGCCAAGCGTGCGCTCGGAGTACGATGTATATCGACGCCAGCGACTTGTGGAAGGCGGGGCGTGGGGCCTGCAACCGTTTCAACAAAATCACACGCAAGGGATCAATCAAGAGTTACCCGTTGGCGAGTGGCGAACGCTAACGAGCGCCGCGCGAAAACTTTACTGGAACGTCGGCGTGGTCAACGGGGCGATTGATCAGCGTGCTTTTTTGACTATTGGCAAGGCGATGCGCCCAATTTTTACAGGCGAAGATAAGGCATGGGGCAAACTCGCCGAGGCGTGGCTAAACGACTGGATGCAGATTTGTTACGTTGACGGCTCTTCGTGGTGGGATGGATTATTTCTTGAGAGCGTCGGCATTGATCGTGACGGCGACATGCTGACGATCCTAACCACGACCGCTACGGGCTTTCCACAGTTGCAACAAGTCCCGTGGCATCAGATGGGGGTGCGGGATCTAATGACGGGGCCGCTGACTGAAGGCCCATACGCTGGGCTTGAAATGGTCAATGGCGTCATCCTCTCGCGTCTCGGTCGGGCTGTAGCCTACCGCGTGCTTGGCAAGACTCCTGCGGATGATCGCGACATTCCCTCAACAGCCGCACAATTAACCCGTGATCCACGCGAAGTGGGGCAGGCTCGCGGCATCTCGGCTCTAGCGCCAGCCATCTTAGACCTTCGCTGTTTAGCGACGCTCGGAAACGACATTCGCGTTGCGTCGCAGATGGCTGCTAAGATCGGTCTAGTCGTTACCAACCAGACGGGCATCGCCGACGTTAGCGACCCAGCGTATGCGCTTTCCGAACAGGCCGCAATTAATCCGACCGGCATCCGAATGGAACAAATGCAAGGCGGTACGATCCAGTATTTTCAACCCGGCGAAAATGTAACGCAGCTTAAATCCGAAATCCCGTCCGAAGCGCAAGACCGCTTGCAGGAGCGCCTTATAAAACATGCGTGCCTTGCGATGGGTTGGCCCGTCGAGTACGTCTGGGGACTGGACAAAATGGGCGGGGCTAACGCTCGAATTGTGTTGGAGCAAGTCAACCGCGTTACTTCTGACCGCCATCAATACCTCTCGCAAGCGTGCAAACGTCGGTGTGCTTTTGCAGTGGCTCGCGCTGTCGAACTGGGCCTGCTCCCAGCTTACAAAGGTGCTGACAAAGACAAGGGAGGCGCATACCAGTTCCGTTTTACATCGCCTCCGCGCTTAACCGCTGACAGCGGCTACGCCTCGCGCGACGCTATTGAAGGCTACCGTGCGGGCATGCGTTCGATGAGCGAAATCCTAGGCGAGGGGGGGCTGACGATTGACGAGCATCTTGACGCTATCGAGCAAGACGAGCTTAATATCCGCGCACGCATGGAGCGCAGTAATCTGCCACGAAGTGTTTTCGGGATCCTCACACCTAACGGGCAACCGCCTGACATGCTACCACCTACAACGCCATGAGCTTTTCCCGCATTATTTCCAAAGTCTACGGCGAGCCGTGGTTTATTTCCCCTGCGGGATTTGCAGCCATCGACCGCATTTTGCGTCCGCGTATCAACGGCGATTACAACGAGATGCCAGACATGAGCATGATGGTAAATCCTCGCGAGGAGATGACCATTGACTCTAACGGAATTGCGCACATCGAGATTTGCGGCACGCTGGCACGAGATATTTCCCCCATTGAAAAATGCTGTGGCGCAACCGATTATGAAGACATCGAGGACGAACTCGAAGCCGCTATGGAGGCACGCTGCCGTGGAATTTGGCTTGAGATTGATTCTCCCGGCGGCGCTTGCAATGGTAATTCTGAAGTGGCCGACGCGCTGCAAGTAATCTCGCGCCAGATCCCAACACTTGCCTACACTGATGGGCTGGCGTGCTCTGCGGCGTACAACATCGCCGTAAGTTGCCGCGAAATCTGGGCGTCACCAAGCGCAACCGTGGGCAGCATTGGCGCAATCATTCCGTGGATTTCAACGTCCGCGATGTGGGCTGAGGAGGGCATGGAATGGGATCCAATAACCAACGCCGAGGGCGATCTAAAAGGCGCCATGATGGGGCCGGAGCTTACGGCTGCTCAACGTGCGTCGCTGACCGAATACGTCCAAGACAACTTTGACCTCTTCCGTTCCAACGTGTTACGCAACCGCAACGTGCCCGCCGAGGCAATGCGCGGGCAGGCGTTTCTCGCAAGTCGGGCACTGTCAAACAAATTGATTGACAAGGTTGCCACCGAGGAGTTAGCGTACGCGCGACTGTTGGCGCTTGTGGGTTAGCGTTGATGTCCTTCATTTCATCTTAACCGCCGCCCGAGTTCCACGCTCGCGCGGCGTTTTGCTTTACATCGTGGCCATTGGTATATGGAGCTTCCTAATACCCTCGCCGAGGCGCTTGAGGCGCTGACCGCCACCCGTGCTGACGCGCAGGCAGTTGAGACCCTCACCGCCGAACACACGGCGACTTTAGCCGCACTTTCTGCAACGCAGGCCGACCTAAGCGCAGCAGTGTTGGCGTTCCAATCGCTTACCGCCGAGCACACCGCAACGCTCGCAACTATGGCCGCTGCCGAACTCGACGCCGCTGCTAAGGCAAACGCAATTGTCGCAAATCTTGGCGTTGATCCAGTTGCCATCGTCGCCGCTGATTCGGTGCCCAAAACCAAAACGGAACTTTGGTCGGAATATAACGCGCTCCCAGTTGGAGCACGCAATGAATTTTACACGAAGCATCGTGACACCCTCCGCAGCTAAACCACTCTAAACTAACACTATATGTCCAACACAATCGCAGGCGTAAATCTCGCCCAAATCGCTCAGGAGTCGCTTCCTGC